AAGTAAGATGCCCTCGTATGCGTGGGGTATATCTGCTAAAGATTGTAAGACAGGTAGCAAGCTAGCAGAAATAGAAGGCACTATATGTAACAAGTGCTATGCTAACAAAGGTTGCTATGTATTTAAGGTAGTTCAAGATGCTCACAAGTTTAGATTAGAGGCTATCAAAGAACCAGAATGGGTAGACTATATGTCAGAACTACTTACCATAAAGTACAAAAACAAAGATAAATCAAAGCGTTATCATAGGTGGTTTGACTCAGGAGACATACAATCTTTTGGTCACCTAATGAAGATATTCGAGGTATGTGAACTTACACCACATATAAGATACTGGTTAGCTACAAGAGAGTATCAGTTGATAAGTCAGCTAGATGTAAAAGATGTACCAAAGAATTTATGTTTGCGTGTATCAGCTACTAAAGTAGATAGTCCACCACCTAAGTTTTGGAAGTGGACATCTGGTGTACACAAAGATAAACCTGCAATAGGTAGGGAGTGTCCTGCATATAAACAAGATGGAGAGTGTAAGGATTGCCGTGCCTGCTGGAGTCGTAAAGTTAAACAAGTAAGTTACAAGGAGCATTGATGACAAAAGAAGAAATAGTAGAAGTATTACAAAGTATAATAGAAATATATCTACCTATCATTGCAGAACATATGATATGGTTAGATGAAATAATTAATGGAGTGATGGTATGAATGAAAAAGAAATAGATATAGACAATGAAATAGAAAAAAAATGGGATGATTTTTATGAGTGGCTACATACCTGTCCTTTTAAATGGTCACAATCAAGTCACCCAACAAGTGGTATGACTGCAATTAACTTTGATATAGAGGAGGAGTAATGGATAAAAAAGTAAGATTGCATATGTCATTTGATATAACTGCGTCTGAGTCTTTTATAAAAGATTTAGAGGAGGATTTGAAGTATGCGTGTATTAGAAATTGTTTTACAAATAATACAAGAAAAATAATATCAGCTAACATTGAAAGGATACAAGATGATAACATATAAATTTATAGCAGGAGATGGAACAGATTCTTTTGCTGAGTTTACAGAAATAAAAGCAATGAGTTTAAAAAAAGCATTGCGTTCTTTTCAAACTAAAGCAGGAGATTTACATGCAGTAGTTGTAGAATGGACAAGCCGTAAAGGTAATACAAGTAGTAAGGTAGTTAGACTACCATATAAAACTAGAAAAGAAAGAAAAGGTAAACTATGAGAATAAGATATGGACATAATATAAGAAAAATTTTAGAAAACCATTATGACTGGTGTATCAAAGAGAGTAGAGATACAAAATGGTATAATGATTACAAGAAAGGAGATTATGACATTCGTGTGGCGACACCCAAAGTATTACAAAGAAATAAAAAAACAAAACAACTTGACAAATAAAGTAAATCATGATAAAGGATTAGACAATGAAAATATACAAAATAAGAATAGTAGCATATCAGCACGAACTGAACGCAATAATTCCATTCGAACAAGAACCAAATCAAGAACAACTTGAAGAAAAAATAATTGAATACTTAAATAATAATTTATTTAAAGTAGAATATAATAGTTTTGTTGCATTAGAAAGTTTTGATACTGGTAAGAAAAAAGAAGAAAAAAGATACAACGAAAACATTTATTATTGGGAAATAAAAAATTGAATTATAGTCAACAGTTAGAAGTTATAAGAGGTTTATCTATACCACCAGAAACACAAACAAGAATGGATTGTGTATTTTGTAATGGTAATAATACATTGTCAATAGATACAACAGAAAATAAAATATCTTGGTATTGTTTTCATGCTTCTTGTAGTGCAAAAGGTAAAAAAGAAGGAGAAAAAAATATGCAATATGTAGAAAAAGTATTCTTTGGTAATACAGAAGACATACAGATACACAGTGAATTTAAAATACCAGATAGCTTTCAATCAATATACTCAAATGAAAAAGCTATGAGATGGCTACACAATAATAATTGTTGGGAGTCTTGGTCATGGGGTAGAGCAGATTTTAAATATGATATAAAACAAAATAGAGTTGTCTTCTTAGTTAAAAATAAAATATCAGACAAGATAGTAGGTGCAGTAGGTAGATCATTAAACAAAGATGATTACCCTAAGTGGTACATGTATGGTAATAAAGATATACCTTTTAAATGCGGTGAATGTAATGATGCAGTTATTGTGGAGGATTGCCCATCAGCTTGTGCAGTATCTAATATACTAACTGGTATTGCAATCATGGGTACAAAATTAAAAGAGGTACAGAAGAGTCACCTCAAACCGTACAAAAATTTATATATATGTTTAGATAGAGATGCTACAACAAAAGCATATGACATGGCAAAAGATTTAAGATCTTCTGGATTTGATAATGTAATAGTTAAACCACTAGAAGACGATCTTAAGTATTACAATACAGAACAAATAAGGGAGATGTTTTATGGGTGATAAAATACATAATGAAATTATGGAAAGTTGGAATAGTTGGAAATATGATATACTAGATATGAATAAATCTGATTGGACAAAAGATGATCAACTTATATTAGAAACTATTGATGAAATTCTAAGAAATGAGTTAAACAAAGATATAGAAATAGCTCTTTTAAAATCACAGATTAAATTACAAAATAAATAAGGAGGATTTTTTATGGTAATAAACTATGATAGAGGACCAAATGATCTTGAAGAAACAATAGATAGATTAGAAAAACAAAAAAAATATTTACAAAAACAACTTAAAAAAGTAGACAGAACTCAAGAAGTTATGGCTTTATATGCAGAAGTTAAGAGATTAAAAAATGAAAATGAAATATTGCAAACTAATCTGCATAAGATGAAAAGTTTACACAATGCAAAAGTATTAGAAAAGAAAGGTAAATAATGATAGAAAAACAGGCAATTAAACTAATGTTAAATAAAAAATTTTATACACAATACAGAGGTATTGTTTCTCCTACAATATTTTCTGGGGATATAAGTTCTTTATTTACTACGATACAAAAGGCACATGAAAAATATGACAATGATATAAAACTAGATGAACTATATGCTTTGCATACAGCTATATTTAATCCTGCATTAACACGTGCTGCAAAAGAAAAGTTTAGTGAGTTAGTAGAGGATATAAAAGAAATAAAAGAACCTAATAAAGAAATAGCAAGAGATATAATGCGTGTGCTATCAGATAGAGATTTAGCACAACGTATAGCAGTAGAAGCTACAGAAATATTTAATGGTAAAGATGCTAATTTTTCTGAAATAACTGGCATGATTGATAAACATAAATACAATTTAGATGATGATAAAGTTCCTGCAGTTACAAATAATGTTAAAGAAGTTTTAGATTTATTAGATGTTACCACTAAATGGAAATTTAATATACCTGTACTAAAAGAAAACGTAGGTGGTATCGGTGGTGGTAATCTTATGATAGCATTTGCCAGACCAGAAACAGGTAAAACAGCATTCTGGGTTAGCCTATGTACTGCACCAGATGGATTTGCTAGTCAAGGTGCAAAGATACATGCTTTTATAAATGAAGAGCCTGCAATAAGAACACAGATGAGGGCTATATCATGTTATACTGGCATGACTAGAGAAGAAATAATAAATCAAAAAGATATTGCTGGCAGGGTATGGTCAGAAATAAAAGATAATATATCAATGTTTGATACAGTTGATTGGTCTATGGGTGATATAGATATGCATTGTGAAAAATATAAACCAGATATAATAGTTATAGATCAATTAGATAAAATAAATGTTACAGGCACATATGCAAGAACAGATGAAAAATTAAGACAGATATACACAAGTGTTAGAGAAATAGCAAAAAGAAGAAACTGTGCTGTCATTGCAATATCACAAGCGTCTGCAGAAGCACACAACAGAAACAGTATATCGTTTGATCAAATGGAAAACTCTAAAACAGGTAAAGCTGCAGAGGCAGATTTGATTATAGGTATAGGCAGAAACTCTAATAGTGATACAGAAAATAAAATAAGAACACTTTGTATAAGTAAAAATAAAATAAATGGCTATCATGGTGAGCCATCTTGCACAATCAGAAGATCAATTAGTAGATACGAAGTTTAACAGAAAGGCAAATATGATAACAACAGTAGACGTAGAAACATCTTGGCAAAAAACAGAGACAGGTGGATATGATCCTTCACCTTTTCATCCAGATAATGTATTAGTTAGTGTAGGATTAAATTCAAAATATGGTGATGAATATTATTTTACAGGACATTCAGAAAGAGTTAGTAGAGGTGGCAAAGCTAGAATACAAGAGGTTTTAGATGAAACAACCTTACTCATTGGTCACAATATAAAATTTGATTTAATGTGGTTGCTTGAAGCAGGATTTAAATATAATGGTAGAGTATATGATACTATGTTAGGTGAGTATATTTTAAACAGAGGTGTTAGAAAAAGTTTAACACTTGAGATGTGTTGCAGAAGAAGAAAGATAGGATCAAAAGATAATAGAATAAAAGAGTTTACTGATAGGGGAATATCTTTTGAAAATATACCTGCAGATATTGTAGAGGAGTATGGTAGAATAGATGTAGAAATAACAAAAAGATTATTTAATTCTCAAATGCAAGACTTTAGATTACCTAAAAATAAAGATCTTTTGATGACAGCTAAAATGATGAATGAGTTTTTAGTTGTGCTATCTGACATGGAAATAAATGGAATCAATATAAATTTAGATGAGCTAAATAAAGTAGAAAAAGAATACAGAGCAGAGTTTGCTTATCTAAAACAAAAGATAGATAAGATAGTGTATAAACAAATGGGAGATACTAAAATAAATTTATCTAGTCCAGAGCAATTATCTTGGTTAATATATTCTATAAAACCAAAAGATAAAAAAGAATGGGCTAAAATATTTAATGTAGGTATAGATAAGAATACAGGTAAAAATAAAAAAAGACCACAATATTCTAGAATACAATTTAGAAATCTTGTAGCAGATAATACTGAAACTATATACAGAACAGTTGCATCACAATGTTTAACTTGTTCTGGTAAAGGTGTTGTTAGAAAAATAAAAAAAGATGGAAGCCCATATAAAAATTACAGCAAGTGTAGTGACTGTGATGGTGATGGTTATATATATTCTGCTATTGCAAAGATAGCAGGGTTTAGACAAAGACCTAGAAATGTATATGATATTGCTGAGTCTGGTTTTAGAACAGATAGAATAACATTAAATAAAATAGCTTCAGAAGCAGAGGGTGAGTTCAAAGAATTTATAGATGCAATTGTAAGGCATAATGCAGTTGATACTTATCTAAATACTTTTGTAGAAGGATTAAAAAACTTTACAAATGAAAAAGGTTTTTTACATCCTAAGTTTATGCAAGCAATAACTGCAACTGGTAGGTTATCTAGTAGAGATCCTAACTTTCAAAATCAACCAAGAGGTAAAACATTTCCTATTAGAAAAGTTGTTACATCTAGATTTGACAAAGGTA